CCGGAGATCCATTTGGAAATCCTAATGCATTAGACTCAATGTTTGGTGTTACTACAACTGGTAGTGATGCGGCAGGCGGTCTTTATGGTGCTGGTCGTTTTGGATATTCAATTCCTTATACAACTACCGCTGTAACTGCAGAAACTAGTTCAACTAATGCTACTTCAGCATCTGTTAACTATGATGGTAATTTTACAACCGCATTATCAAGTTATAAAACTTTAACTGTTAATGTTCCTACCGATGCTGATTTATATGCAGTACGTTCTTGGACATTTGCTTCAGGATCTGGAGAAACTGAAATTATTCCAGTACAAGCATTTTCAACAATTACTTCAAATTACACTGCATCATTTGTTATAACAACAGCTCAAGCAACTGCAATTTCTTCATCAATTGGTGATGGAAATTTCAAATTGAACTATAGCAAACAACCTACCGATATTACGCGTGGTGATTTTGAAGATACAAATCCATTTAAAGGATCTTCTGCTAATACTGGTATTAATACTGGTGTTGATATTGATATCCCAGAAATTAACCTTGAAATGCAATCAGAACCAATCGTTGCTAAAACACGTAAGTTGAAAGCAGTTTGGACACCTGAATTTGCTCAAGACTTAAATGCATACCACTCAATTGATGCTGAAGCTGAATTGACTTCAATGTTGTCTGAATATGTATCAATGGAAATCGATCTTGAAATCCTTGATATGTTGATTTCAGCAGCTCCTACAACTGAGTATTGGTCAGCATTGAACAACAACTTCTGGAACGGATCTGGATTTACTCAATCAGGTGCTGGTGCAGCTACTGCGGTTGGCGACGGATATTACAACACCCAAGGTGGTTGGTTCCAAACTTTAGGTACCAAACTTCAAAAAGTATCTAATAAAATTCACCAAAAAACATTACGTGGTGGTGCTAACTTCCTTGTAACATCTCCTGCAGTTGCAACTATCCTTGAGTCTATCCCAGGATTTGCTGCTGAGACAGATGGCAACAAAATGGAATTTGCTGCCGGCGTTCAAAAAATTGGTAGCATCAACAACCGTTATACAGTATACAAAAACCCATACATGTTAGAGAATGTAATCCTTATGGGATTCCGTGGTGCACAGTTCCTTGAAACAGGTGCTGTATTTAGCCCGTATATTCCATTAATTATGACTCCACTTGTATATGATCCGGTGAACTTCACTCCACGTAAAGGTGTTATGACACGTTACGCTAAGAAAGTAGTTCGTCCAGAATTCTACGGAAAAGTATACGTTCACGGTCTTAACACGCTTTAATAGTTAACTTCGATTAGAATATCAATTAACGAATTAACTAATTAAAAGAGAAAGGGTGGCTTCGGTCACCCTTTCTTACTGGTTGTATATTTATATTAAAATGATAATATGGCAGTAGAAAGACACAAATACGAAATGTTTGTAGAAATACGATATGCAGGTCGCCTTATCGATGTATTAGATCGGATCCGAGCTATACGATTAGTTTTAATGGTACATATAGAACGAGACTTAGGTCCAGATAAAGAATTAATCAAAATAAAAGTTATGACTCCGTATCCACCAAAAGAAACATTTTTTGCTATACGAAAAATGTGTTTAGGTAAAATTGAAACATTAAAAGACATGACGCTTCAACAAACAACGCTTACAAAATTATTTTAATCAAAAGGTTAGTTATGGCTACTCAAAATAGGGAAAAAACTCCACCTAAAACTGATATTAAATTTTCAATAACATTATCAGAAGAACAAAAACAAGCTAAAGCAAAAATCATAGAAACGCCGTTTAATTTTATATTAGGTAAAGCTGGATCTGGTAAAACATTGTTAGCAGTTCAAGTTGCATTAGATATGTTTTTTAAACGACAAATTAATAAAATTATCATAACGCGTCCTACAGTTTCAAACGAAGACAATGGATTTCTTCCTGGGTCTTTAGCAGAAAAAATGGATCCATGGTTAGTTCCGTTACGTAGCAATATGCGCAAGGTTTATAATAAACCAGACATATTAGATAAAATGGAAAAGGAAGAAAATATTGAATTAGTTTCTTTAGCACACTTCCGGGGACGTACATTCGATCATGCAATTTGTATTGTAGACGAATTTCAAAATTTAACTAAACAACAACTTCAAATGGTTGTTTCCCGATTAGGTAAAGACAGTATCATGATACTCACTGGTGATCGATATCAAATAGATTTAAAGTTTGCAAATGATTCAGCAGTGCACGAAGTACCTAAATTAACAAAATCTCGCTATGTTAATGAAATTATATTATTGGATAATCATCGTCATGAATCATTGAATGAAATTTTAAAACTTCTAAATGAAACGTATTGATATTTATATAAAAAAGGAGCATAATGGATTACAGCGTTCAAAAACCAATATGGCCCGGGTCTAGTTCATTTCAGCCCGGTGATACACCTTTTGGATTTTTTGATAATGATGCTGTGTTTCAACAACATGCTGACAAATTTGCAAGATTAGCTGCCCAAACTTTGGGATATCCAATCATGGATGTAGAATTGCAAGATATTAATTTTTATACGGCATTTGAAGCAGCAATTGTTGAATATTCAAATCAAGTTAATCAAGTTAATATTGTTAATAATTTAGTTAACACTTTGGGTATAAAAACAGAATCTGCATTTTTAACAGACGAAAGTTTCACGGGTGCATTAGTTGGAAATTCATTTGGGTATATAACTAAGCTTTCAAAAGCATACGGTACTGAAGCAGATTCTGGGGGAACATTATCTTGGAAAACTGCAAGAATTGACATTGAGCCAGGACAACAAACATATAATTTAATAACTGCAATATCAAAGTCTTTGGGATTAGTATTATCATCGGGGTCAATTGAAGTAAAACGAGTACTTCATAATCCACCGCCTGCTATCGTAAGATACTTTGACCCGTTTGTCGGAACCGGTTTAGGTTCGCAACAGCTATTAGATGCATTTGATTTTGGAGGATTTTCGCCATCTGTATCATTTATGATGATGCCAATTAATGCAGATTTGTTTAGATTGCAGGCAATTGAATTTAATGATACTGTGAGAAAATCTAGTTATTCATTTGAATTGCATGGAGATGATATTAAATTCTGGCCAGTGCCAGTAGCGCCATCCGGATCAAGCTCAGCAACGCCGTATTTTAAAAATGTATATATCGAATTTATAGTTACAGAAGATAAAGACAATCAAGGCGTATTATTCGGCAATACAGCACTTTTAAACGATGTTGTTAGCGACGCATCAAATATACCATATACATATCAAACATACAGTAACATTAATGATATGGGGCGTGCGTGGATTTTTAAATATGCAACGGCGTTATCAAAAGAAATGTTAGGCTTTGTACGAGGCAAATACAGTAGCGTTCCTATTCCAAATGGTGAAGTAACACTCAATGGCGGTGATTTAACATCACAAGGACAGTCTGAAAAAGAGGCACTCATAACACAATTGCGAGAATTTTTAGATAAATTAACTAAAGAAAACATGATGACTCGTCAAAATACCGAAGCAACTCAAATGCACGAGATGCTAGCAAAAGTTCCATTAAAAATTTATGTTGGATAAGGGGAGAATTATATGGCACTTTTTGGCAGTCAACGAGATGCAAAATTTTTAGCAGCAATTAATTCAGAATTGATTAATGCAATCATTGATACTGAAATTCTTTATTACAAATTAATTGTAGAACAAAGCGATTCAAATATTTATGGTGAATCTGAACAAAAAAGCTTTTACAATTCCATTTTAATGCCATGCATCATAACCAAAGAAAATAAATCAGCAACAATGGATGATTATGGACATTCATATACTAGAACAGCTCAATTTGCATTGTCTCGAGATTTATTAGAAACTGCTACATTATATCCTGAGGTTGGCGATATTATATTTTGGGACAATGAATACTATGAAATTGATAATGTAGAATCAAATCAATATTTTGTAGGCAAAAATCCAGATACGTGGCCAAATGGAAATGCATATGGATATAGCGTTTCGGTGTTATGTGATGCACATACAACTCGCCAAACACCACAAAATATCACCGATATACGTCGTGGGGGTAGCAATCAATCTCCTGCATTTAGGAAAGGAATCTAATGCCTAGACTGAATAGAAACAATATTGACCGCAAAACAAACAAACCAAGTTTGGATATTGTAGAAAGTATGCGCGGTGATCGTGTTTTAGATCGGTCCATGCAAACGCGCCGAGATGATGATGTAATTCGTTCGCCAAAAAGAACATTATACGATGTAGATTATGCCATTAAATGGTATGTTGAAAATGAAATTCAACCACAGATTAAAGCACAACAAACTATTATACCAGTACCAGTAATTTATGCAAACGGCGAAAAATGGGACAATGTACAACGTTTAGGATATTTACGTGATGAAAAGGGCATGTTACAATCGCCATTGATTATGTTAAAACGAAGTTCAGTAGCAGAACGAGATTCATTTAAAACATTGGATGTTAATTGGCCGCAAGCTGGAAATCAAATTGTTTATAGACAACGATATAATGAAAAAAATCGTTATGAAGATGAATTATTTCCAATACCACTTCAACAACCACAATCGTCACAACAAGTAATGATTGTTGATATTCCAAAATATGTAACTGTCGAATATGAAATGATGATTTGGTGTGATTTTACTACACAACTTAACGAATTAGTCGATCAAATATTTACATATAGTCGTTTTGCGTGGGGAAATGAATCAAATAAATTTGCAACAACGATTGGATCTATAT